AGGGTTACTTGAAATAGGAATGGTAAAAGTAGAAAGTACATTGCCTGTTGTTAATGCTTACGATAATCAAAATAAAACGATTATAACTTATGGAGAATAATATATACGATGTAATTAATCTTAAGCTACAGGCACACAAAACACCTGTATTTAAAGAAGAAAAATCAAAAGAATGGATAATTTATGGAGCAGATAAAGAAGGCGGTTACTATAATAACTATCCTGGTTACTTACTTTATTTATTTAATCGTAGTTCTAAACATAATGCTTTTATCAATGGCAAGGTTCTTTATATTTGCGGTGCTGGTGTTGGGTTTGATAGTACTGATTTATCAATTCAAGACATAGCATTAGCTAATGACTTTATAAATAAAGAGAATACTAATTTTGATACTTTAAAAGACATAGTTAAAAAATGCGTATTAGATAAAAAGTTATTTGGTGGTTATTATTTAGAAGTAATTTGGAATAAAGCGGGTAACAACTTTGAGGTTTTACATTTTCCTTATAACAATTTAAGAAAGGCAAAAGATGCAGATGGCTATTGGTATTCAAAAGACTGGTCAAAACAAAAGCAAAGTCCCGAAGAAACCGATTTAGAATACATCCCTTTATTTGATCCTGAAAAACCAACAGGGAGACAAATATTTGTTTCAAAAGAATACAGACCTGATTTAGATGCTTATCCTTTGCCTGATTATGTGGCGAGTGCTGTTTATGCAGAAGTAGATGTTGAGTTATCTAATTACCGTTTAAATGCGATTAAAAGTGGTTTTAATGCAGGAACAATTCTTAACTTCTCAAATGGCAGACCAACTGAAGAAGAGAAAGAGGAAATTGAAGCAAGACTAAAAGAAAAATTCACCGGAACTGATAGAGCAAATAGTTTACTAATTACATTTAGTGGCAATAAAGATTCTGCACCTACAATTGAACATTTAACACCTCAAAATGTAGATTCTCAACTAACAGAATTAAACGACCAAGTTATTCAAGAATTAATTATCGGACATCACATTCCTAATCCTATGCTAGTAGGTATTAAAACAGCAGGGGAGTTAGGCACGAAAGACCAAATAAATGATAGTTATGAGTTGTATAAAAATACTTACATCATTCCTAATCAAGCTGAAATTGAGAAAGACTTTAACTATTTACTTAAATTAAAAGGTTTTTCAAATCGTATTTACTTAAAAGAGTTAGATCCTATCGAAGAGCAGTTACCTATTGAAGAAAAGATTAAGGTAATGACTAAAAACGAGGTTCGTGAAATGTACGGATTACCACCTTTGGAAGAAGAAATTAAACCAATTGTTTCAAGTGCTATCCATAGATTTGACGACCATGTATGTGATCATTCTTTTACTTCTCAAAGTGAGATTGATGAAGTAATTGAAATATTTAAAATGTTTGGAGACGATAGAGAAAATTACGAAGTTATTGAGCAAACCTTTATGAACGAGGATAATCGCTTTGAATTTGCAGTCGATGTAAGTCCATTAAGCAAACAAATTAAAAGAGACATTGTTGGCTTATTAGATAAAGACCCATTAATGGATAATAAGACAATTGCAGATACTTTAAGAATTAAAGAAGATAGAGTTGCAGATTTAATCAATGACATGGTTAAAGAAGAACTAATTAAGGTTAAAGAAACAAACACAGGCGGACAAAAAAAAGATATTAGAGTACCAACAACCGAAGCTATTAGAACATCAAACAAAATAGGCACAGATACCGAAGACTATAAGATAATGTACACCTACGAATGGAGAGCAGGAGTAAAACCTGACAAAAGAAATTCAAGAGAGTTCTGTGTTAAGTTATTGGATGCAAATAAAATGTATTCGAGAGCGCAAATAGAACAGATTAGTAAGATAGTTGGTTATGATGTTTGGAATTATAGAGGGGGTTGGTGGACTCGTAAAGGTGGACAAACAAGAACACCATTCTGCAGACATATTTGGAGTGCTAACGTTGTAAAAATTAAAAAATAATGGCAACAGTATTATTATTAACAGCAACTTACATTAAGGATTACACATTTGTTGATCCTAATGTAGATGAAAAATACTTAAGAATTTCTATTGAAGAAGCTCAAAAAATTCATATTAGAAATTATATTGGTTCAGGTTTATATGATGAAATAATAAACCAAGTAAGTACAAATACATTATCGGCTTTAAACACTACCTTATTAGATAATTATATAATCCCTGCTTTAAAGTGGTGGGTAATGGTTGAGGCTGCACCTTTTTTAACTTATAAGGTAACAAATAAGAACATTGTAAAAAAGAACAGCGACAACAGTACGGGAGTTGATTTTAACGAATTAAATTCTTTTATGAACTTAGTTACTGATAAAGCACAATATCATACTAAAAGATTAATTGATTACTTATTTGAGTATTCAGATCAATACCCATTATATGATAATCCTGGAGATGGCTTTGATACTATTTATCCACAAGGGTACTCATACGAAGAAAGTATTTATTTAGGTCGTAATCGTTCAATATTCAGCTATGAAGAAAAATTTGAAAAAAGAAAACGTTACTAAAAAGAGTGGATATAAACTCTTTAATAAAATTGAAATATTAAAAAAATTTTTGAATGATAACGTTAAACCAAGTAATAAAAAACCTAAATAATATAGCTAACTCACATTATCAAATTAATTCTTTTGGTAATGGTAATGTTATAGAGTTTGCGACTAGCGGAATAACTGAATATCCTGCAATGTGGGTAGATTACGAACCACCTGTATTACAAGGTAACGCCTATACTCATGTTTTAAGAATCTATGTAATGGATAGATTGATTAAAGGCAAACAAAACGAGTTAGAGTTATTCAGTGATATTCAGCAAATATGTTTAGATATTATTGCACAGCTTAACTCAACTATTTATGGTTGGAAATTAGTAAGTAGTAACGTTACTTTAAACCCATTTAGTGAACCACGTTTTGATGATGAAGATGCAGGTTATTACTTTGATGTAAATCTAAAAGTGCCTTTTACTTATGATAGATGTCAAATACCATTTGATTCAACTATAACGAATGCAGGAACATCAAACCTAGTTACTATTGTAAATCAAAATGGAACTGTTATAACGACTTTAAAAGGCGGTGAGAGTTACACAGTAATACAAGTTAGTGCAATTGATGGAGGGGCTTCAAATACAACTTATACAAATTCGATAATACAAGCATGAGTACAATAACAGCACAGATACAACTTAGAAGAGATACTTCTGCAAATTGGACTTCTAATAATCCTATTTTATTAGCAGGTGAAATGGCTTTAAGTACAGATGTACTTTATACAGGAACAGACCAGCCACGTTATAAGATAGGAAATGGAATTGATACATGGTTAAATTTAGACTATGTTCCTGAAGGTGGAGGTGGTGGAAGTCAAGATTTACAAAGTGTTACTAATTTAGGGGCAACAACTACAAATGCCATTAATACAGCTGGAATTACAAGTGATTATTTACAATTAGATACAACTGCAACACCAACAAATGCAATAGGTAAGTTAGTTTGGAATGATAGTTTAGGAACAGCAGAAATAGGATTAAAAGGCGGTTCAATAAATGCAAAATTAGCACAAGATTTATACGCAAGAGTTGTAAATAAAACAGGCTCAAATTTACTTTATTCTCAATCAAAAGTTGTTAAGGTAAGTACAGCGCAAGGACAAAGATTAGCTGTTGCATTAGCACAAGCAAACAATGACTTAAATAGTGCAGATACAATCGGTTTAGTTGCTGAAAACATAAATAACAACCAAGAAGGATTTGTAATAACAGTAGGACAATTAACTGGTTTAAATACAACTGGAAGCTTACAAGGTGAAACATGGGCTGATGGTGATGTTTTATACTTAAGTCCTACAACAGCTGGAGCAATTACAAAAGTAAAGCCTGATGGTAGCACAGGTCATATTGTTGTTTTAGGTTATGTTGAATATGCACATCAAAACAATGGTAAGATTTATGTTAAAATAATGAATGGCTGGGAACTTGATGAACTTCATAATGTTTATATTAATCAAGGAACTTTAGCAAATAATGATGCTTTAATTTATGAAAGTTCAACACAACTTTGGAAAAATAAACAAATAGGTTATACTTTATTATTTACAGCAGGTGCTAATCTTTTAATAAGTCCAGCAGATGCAACTACTTATTATTTTGGTTCAGGCAGAAATTCTATTTACACTCCTGACCATGCTGTAATAATACCAAAAGCAGGAACGCTAAAATCAATTTCTTTTTTTCATGTGGTAAATTCAACATTAGGCACAGCAGAAAATAGCACATTATCAGTTCAAGTTAGGAATACAGGTTATTCAGGTTCAGTAAGTACAACAACTCAAATAACCAACACTTATAAATTTAATACTACTTATAATTCAACTATGTTTACAGGATTAAATATTGATTTGCCTGAAGGGTGTGCAGTTGATATTAAATGGCTAACACCTACATGGGTTACAAATCCAGCACAAATACAAATTAATGCAACTTTATTTATAGTATAATGTTTACATATAAAATAATATTAGAAAACGGAAAATATAATATTTACTATTATATTGATAATAAACTTGAAACTATTGAATTTTACGCTTATGATTTAAGTAATCCTCAAGCAATAATTCGTTATGGTTACAAAGAAATAAAATAATGGTACTTTAAAAAATAAAACAACATGGCAAACGCATTAAGACTAACAGCAAATGGTGGATGTGAGTACATAGATAACACAGCAGCAAGAACAGGCAAAAAATATTACTGTTTTATAGTTCAAGCTGATACAGTAGTAGCGACTTTAACGGGTGGCTTTGCTCCCGATACTACAACAAACTATTTAACATCAATTGGATTAAGTGGTAAAACATTAAAGCAAGGTGCTATTATTTACGCTCCTGGTGATGCTGTATTTACTAATCTAACTTTAACAAGTGGTTCAATTATAGCTTACGCAGAATGAGACTAAGTTTAGGAATAACACCTAAAAGCTATTTTAATTTAGCTGTGCCAAATGATACAGACGCACAGGCTTTTATAACAGCAGCTGGAATAACTGACGCAACACAACAAAGTGCAGTTAATCAACTTGTATTAGATTTAAAGAGTGCTAACATTTGGACTAAGATGAAAGCTATTTATCCAATTCTTGGGGGTACTGCAAGTTCTCACAAATGGAATTTAAAAGACCCGAGAGATTTAGATGCTGCATTTAGATTGACTTTTACAACTGGATGGACACATTCAAGTAATGGAATGTTACCAAATGGCACTTCTGCTTATGCAAATACTTTTTTAACACCAAATATTAATTTAACCAATAATAATAGTCATATAAGTGTTTATTTAAGAACAAATACTGATAACAACGGAGTCGATATAGGTATTCAAGATGATATGGGTTTCGGTACAACGGTAAGCTCTTATTATATTATAACAAGAAACTTAAATATTTTAGTTGGTACTATTCAAACAGATGATGTAAATAGAATTAGTGGTTCAAATACAGATAGTCGTGGATTTTATATAACAAGTAGAACAACATCAACAAGTTTAAAACAATATAAAAATTCATCAATTTATGGAACGAATACAAATACAAGCACGGGAACGAGAGCAAGATATTCTATTCCATTGGGGGCAGTAAGATATATCAACGACCCTGGCAGCGACACTTATTCAAATTATTCTAATAGACAACAATCTTTTGCATCAATTGGTGATGGATTAACAGATGCTGAAGCGCTATCATTTTATAATGCAGTACAAACTTTTAATACAACTTTAGGAAGACAAGTTTAAAATAAAATAAAATGGAAGGAAGAATAGTAACAAACCAACAAGCAAATGAACTACAAGGCACGTTCATTGATGCTGATACATTTTTTAATTTTGTTCAAGACATAAATGGAGTTTACTTTTTATTTTTATCTGAACAAGATGAAATTGATGTTGCTCAAACACAATATGCTTATTTATTAGATATTCCATTAAGTCCTTATACACCACCACCAACACCACCAATACCATAATAAATTATGAAAGAGGCATTAGAACTTATAAAAAAACATGGCGCAACTGCTGTTTTAGTATTGTGGCTATGGCATACTCATACAAGAGTAGAACATTTAGAAGCTAAGTTGTATAATTGTTTAGAACGTGAAAGACTTGAGCAATTGTATAATAAACAAAACGAAGCTGTAATTCCTAAGAAAATAGAAGATGAAACTAAAAGTAGTTAGAGAAAATAAAAACGATGTTTGTACAATTGGCTCATTATTTATTAATGATGTTTTCTTTTGTTATACATTAGAAGATAAAGATAGGGGATTAAAACAAAGTGATTCTCTTTTATTTATTCAAGCAAAAAAGATTTTTGGACTTACTGCAATACCTTCAGGCTTCTATAAGCTAACAGTTAATCAAAGTCCTAAGTTCAAAAGGATGTTACCTCGTATTATCGATATAAAAGGATTTAGTGGGGTTTTATTGCACAGAGGGAATTCAGCTAATGACTCACTCGGCTGCATTTTAT